GGCGTAGCCTTACTACCTGCATTTATTCAATTAGCAGAATATATTAAATCAACAGTTATTCCTCAACTTGAATATTTCTTATTTTTAAATCAAGATAAATTAGCAGGTGCTCTTGATTCTGCTGTTAGAAATATTAAAGATATTGCTAATGCATTTGGCAACATTTATGGTGTCATTAAATCAGTTAATGAACTTCTTCCAATTGGTCTTGGTGGATGGATTCAATTAGCAGTTGCAATTAAGGCATTTACTGTTATTGGTGCTGTTGTAAGCAATGTTTTTGCAATTATGGCTGTAAGAGCCACAATGAATAAAGGTGCTATTGAAAAATTAACTCTAAGTAATAGAAAATTCTTAGAGATAATGACAAGCACTGATACTCAGGCTGAAAAGACAATAGCAATATTCTATAGACTTAAAGCAGCAATTTTAGGTAGTGCTCCAAGCGTATTTATTATTAGTCAATTTAATGCATTTAAGAATATGCTTCTTGCTTCTGCTGCAGCAGGTAATAAATTTGCTGCTGCTCTTTTATTAATTGGAAGAAGATTAAAAGCATTAGCCGCATTACTTCTTAAGACTCCATGGGGCAGATTACTTCTTGCTGCTACCGCTTTAGTTGGAATAATTAGTAAACTTACAGGCGATAAGAAAATCACCATCTCTGATGACATGCGGGCAGCAGAATACTCAATGTATAAGGCTGCTAAAGCAACTGAGTCTATGGATGAGGCTCTTGAGAAATACAAATACACACAGGCCACAGTAGTTAAGAAAACTAAAGAAGAAATTGCTGAAGAAAAAAGACTTGCAGCAATTAAGGCTAAGGCTGATGCTGATGCTAAAAAGAGAGCAAAGTGGGAAGCAGACTATGCTAAGTTAAATGAAACATTAGCAAAACGAGCAAATGTAAAATTATTATCTTCTGAAGATGAGAAGATGGTTCAAATAAATGCAGCCATTGCTCTTGCAGATAGACAAAAAGAGATAAATAAACTTGATAAAGAACGCTTAGAGCGTATGAAGGAAGAACTTATCTCTATGAAGGTCAGAAATGATCTTGCTAAAAGATATCAAGATATTCTTCAGGCCTTGGCAGATGCCAAGATTGATACAAAAGAAATTGCTATCCTTGCTAAAATGTGGGGCGTTCCTACAGAGGCAGTAGAAGCATATTTAGCAACAATATTTGCTGTTGAAGATGCAACAATTACAGATGATGAAATTATAAATCTTGCTATGAAGTGGGGCAGTACTCAAGCCCAAGCAGCACAATATTTAGATTTCTTCCAGGCATTAAATGATGGATATCTCAGCGATGCTGAAATCAATAAGTTAATGTCCAAGTGGAAGATGACTCAAGACGAAGTATTAATGTATGCTGACTTTGTTGGTATTGTTAATGATGGCAAATTAGAAGATGCTGAAATCATTAAGATTAAAGATAAGTGGAAACTAACTACTGATCAAGTCGTTGACTATATTAAGAAGATTGGTTCTCCAGTTTCTTATTCAGGTACCCTGATTGATCCAGCCAGAGCAGCAGAAATTGGATGGCTAAACGCTATAGCAGCATTAGAAAGATATTTAGCACTTCTTAAGGCTGGTACAGGTGTAGTTGTTCCTAAAAATGTTCCAGGTGGTTTTGTTCCTGGTTCTGGTGAAGATCCTAAAGTAATAGCAGATGCAAATGCAGCAGCAGCAGCAGCAGCAAAAGCAGCAGCAGACGCAGCAGCAGCCTTAGCAGAGTCAGAAGCAGCATTAGCCGCAGCAGCAGCAGCAAGTTCTGCGTCATCAGCAAGAAGTTATGCAATTGCAAAAGCCCTTGGAGATCAAGAAGGAATGATGCTTGCAGCAGCAGGAGTAAATCCAAGTGCATTAGCAGCAGGTGAATCTGGAGCAATTGGTGCAGCGTCTATTAGTGCTCAATTAAGAGCAGCAGAGCAAGCCTTAGCAAATGAAAGAATTATGACTACCTATGCCTCATTTAGGGCTAAGGAAAATGCAGATGCGGCTGCAGCAGCAGCCTCTTCAGGTGTTATTGGCGGTAGCATGACAGATGCAGCAGCAGATGCTGCAGAAAGAGCAAGATTTAGAGCACTTACAAGCGGTAGTACAATGGCCGTAGCATCAGGAATATCTGGCGGTAACTTAATGGCAGCCCCAGTTATTAATGTAACAGTACAAGGCTCTGTAACATCAGAACAGGATTTGGTTACAACAATTAGAAATGGTCTATTGTCGCAACAATACAATGGTGATTCAATAAGCCTACAGGTGGTTTAAAATGAGTTCACCAACAGTAAGAGTAGAAATTGACTTCTCAACTGGTCCATCATTTGGATATCCACTTATTTTGGATAGTGTTTCTTATGGTATTTTGGATACAAATGTTTTAGCAGATAATCCATTAGATCTTGTAGATGTTACTAATCAAGTTAGAAAGGTATCTACTCGTAGAGGTCGTAACAGATTACTTTCTCAATTTGAGGCTGGAACTGCAACGGTAACATTAAATGATCCTAACTCTGACTTTAACCCACAGAATCAAGCATCACCATATTATGGAAAATTATTACCTCTTCGTAAAATAAGAATATTTGCAGATACATTATATGCTGGAAATACTGTAGAGATTCCAATATTCTCAGGATATATTACTTCATACGATACTAATTTTTATCAAGGCACTAATGAAAATGCCACAGTTACATTGCAATGTGTAGATGGATTCCGTCTATTAGCAAATGTTTCTACAGAGGTTCCGCCAGTTCCAGGAGCCACAGCAGGTCAATTATCTGGAGTAAGAGTTGAAACATTACTTAATTTTGCATCATTTCCAGACTCAATGGTTTCAGCCCAATCTGGAGATTCCACAATGCAGGCAGATCCAGGTGGAAATAGATCTATACTACAGGCTATCCAGACAGTAGAGCAGTCTGAATTTGGTGGATTTTATATGACTCCTACTGGAAAAGCAAGATTTTTATCAAGATCATCAGTTGCTCAATTAGCAGATGTTACGCCTGTTTTATATTCAGACGATCCATTTGCATTTCCAAATGCATTTCCTTATACAAGTCTTGACTTTGCATATGATGATCAATTGATTCTAAATGATGTTACTGTTACAAGACTTGGTGGAACACCTCAAACTGTTATAAATCAACCAAGTATTGATGCATATTTTTATAAGTCAGGATCAAGATCAGATTTGCTAATTCAGACAGATGCTGAGGCATTGTCTCAAGCACAAATGATTGTGGCTTCTCGCAATGATGCTACACTAAGAATTGATTCCATGACATTGAATTTAAATTCAACTATTAATGAACTAAATTCACTACAGAATTTATCATTGGATATCTATACTTTGATAAATATTACTAAAAAAATGCCAGGCGGAAGCATAATAAATACTGAATTATTCGTACAAGGAGTTCAGCATGACATTACGCCAAGCACCTGGAATATGAAGGTTTATACGGCAGAACCTATTATTCAAGCATTCATCCTGGATTCCTCAACTCAGGGTGTTCTTAATCAAAACGCTTTATCATACTAACATAAGGAGAATACGATGCCTACAGGCAGTCCAAACGCTGGTTATCTTACCTTTAACACAGGTCAAGTTTTAACCGCAGCACAGGTTCAGTACAACCTGCAAAATCAGACAATAATGTACTTTGCTGACGCTGCAGCAAGAGACGCTGCCCTGACAGCACCTATTCGTCAAGAAGGCATGTTTGCATATCTTGCTGACACAAATACAACAGTCTACTTTGATGGCACTGCATGGCAGTCATTTGGTACTGGCGATGTAACAGGCCTAACAGCAGGTGCTGGTATCACAATTACTAACCCATCTGGTCCTGTTCCAACAATTGCATTATCTACAAATCCAACACTTACCTCACCAAAAGAAACGGTTGATAGATCTGCTACTGCAACAACAGGTACTGTAAATATTGATGTAGTAACCGCTTCTGTAAAAATACACACATTAGCCGCTACAGGCAATTTTACATTAAATGTGCGTGGTGATGGATCTACGACTTTGGATTCATTAATGTCTACAGGACAACAAATTACCGCAGTATTTGAATGTCTAAATGGTGCAACTCCATACTATGCAACAGCATATACAATTGATGGCAATCCAGTAACACCTAAGTGGTTAGGCGGATCTGCTCCAGTAGCAGGAAACGCAAACTCTTCAGATGTTTATGTTATTACAATTGTCAAAACAGGAGCAGGAACATTTTCATGCCTTGCTTCATTAAATCAGTTTGCTTAATAATTAACTAAGGAGTAGAAGTGAGTCCATTAGAGCGTTTTCCAAGTGGTATTGGCGTACATCTTAGACTTGTGCCACCACCACCACCACCTCCAGTGACTCCTCCTGTCACTCCACCAGTGACTCCTCCAGTTACTCCTCCTGTCACGCCACCAGTTACACCTCCTGTAACTCCTCCTCCAGTGACACCTCCAGTAACTCCTCCTGTAACTCCTCCAGTAACTCCACCTGTTACTCCTCCACCTGTTACTCCACCAGTAACACCTCCAGTTACTCCACCAGTTACTCCTCCAGTAACACCTCCAGTTACTCCACCTGTCACTCCACCTGTAACTCCTCCAGTTACTCCACCTGTCACTCCACCTGTAACTCCTCCAGTAACACCACCAGTTACTCCACCAGTTACTCCACCAGTAACACCTCCACCAATTACAATCTATTGGTCAACAGGTTGCTGTCGTGGTATTCCAAACAACAGTCAAGTTACTGGAACAAGCAGTTTTGCATTGTATATTGCTCAAGACAATATGGAAGCAGCATGTTCAGGAACTCCTGGAACTATTGATAACATACAGACTGGAAGTTATATAGATGGAAATCCACCTAACATTCCATCACTTGACTGTACACCTCCAGTTACACCACCAGTCACACCACCAGTCACACCTCCAGTCACACCACCAGTGACGCCTCCTGTGACGCCTCCTGTGACGCCTCCTGTGACGCCACCAGTGACGCCACCAGTCACTCCGCCTGTAACACCACCTGTAACTCCGCCAGTCACACCTCCAGTAACACCACCTGTTACTCCGCCTGTGACTCCGCCAGTTACGCCTCCACCTCCATATACTGGAGACTGTTCTCCTGGATCTCCATTCGTAGGTTGCGATGGAGTATTTGGTGCTTGCTTCAGTTGCGGTGGTTAATGATATAAAAGATAGGGCGGCAAAATTAGCCGCCTTATCTTATTTATGATACAATGAACCTATCAAAGGAGTACAATGAAATACGCTTGTATAGTAAAGAATGACCAAGGAACTTGGGATATTTGGCGTGAAGCCAGTTATGGAACTGAGGAAACTCATCCACAATTAAAATCCAGACAAGAAAGACTTAAGAATGCAGTTGAAAGCGGTCTTCCAATTACTGGAATTGAACTAACTGAATATGGTCATGCAGGTATGCCTGGTGCAATTTGGGACGGAACACAGTTTACTGGTGGAGAACAATCATCAATAAGACAAGATGCTGATTGGAGTACAATAAAGACATATGGTTATATCTGTGACAATATGATAATTTATATTTTTATCACATATACAAATCATCCATATCAACTACAATCTCAGGCTATTTTTGAAAGTGAAACAACCATAATTGAAATTCCAGAAGGCCAAACGGCTAAAATTGGAGACATTTGGGATGGCGAAAAGGTCATTTCGGTTTAATTAATCAAAAGGGGCAAACATGTCTAAATGGGACGAATGGAAAAGGGCTGTTGGAACAACAAGACCTTGGCATTTATTGGATCATTCAAAATTAATAGAGGACACAAGAATATCAGATGAAAGATTAGATATTTGCAAAGCCTGTCCGTTTTATCTTAAGGCAACTACACAATGTAAAAAATGTGGATGCGTAATGCCACTTAAAGTTAGATTAGAAACAGCAGTATGTCCAGAAGGCAAATGGTAATGAAACATTTAGCACCAGGCATAGCAGTATTTGATAATGTATTTCCAGAATCTATGGATTATGTTAATGAGATTATTTCTCAAAACATAGAATGGCGACCAGCAGAAGTTGGTGTAGATAAAGGATCTGCTGTTAAAACTACTGCAAGAGATACTGACATAATTATTTTACAAGAAGGTCAAGGCATTCTGGGAGATTTTATAAAGTCTTTTCGCAATGCAATTGATCCACATCTAAACGAATATAAGTATTTTTATGGTGCAGGTACTGAAACTTATGAAAATGCTCAATTACTAAGATATGGTGTTGGTCAAAAATTTATTAACCATATAGATGACTCTCCAAGACTTACAAGAAGAATATCGCTTACATATTATCTAAATGATGAATATGAAGGCGGAGATGTTGAATTTGATAAATTTAATATAAGATTTAAAGCACAGAAAAATCAACTACTTGTATTTCCATCTAACTATGTTTATAATCATCAAGTCTACCCAGTAACGAGTGGGCTAAGATATGTGATAGTTCAATGGATGGCGTAGTAGAAAGTAGCAAGTTCTTAGATTTTGATTTTGATAATTTAATTATCCACAATTTAAAGACTTCAGATAGCCCAGATCTAACAAAATATGATGGCCAAATCTATTTATTTCCAATGTTCCTGCCTTATGGCCATTCACTAATGGATGCCTATGCACAATATAAGATTTTAAAATTAAAGTACCCAGACCTTAAGCCTGTCCTTTTTGAGGATTCAAGCAGAGGATTTTTGGCGGTACATAACAATATCTCAAAAGACCTAATGACTATTCTTAATGAGTCAAAGGTTATAGATATAAAAGATGGATATCTGTTTGAACAGGTTATATCGTTTTTTGATGTTTCTGATACCTTGCCAATAAGAAGATATGTTCCATTTTGTGGTTGCTATATGGGTACAGAAAAATGCGGGACTACGGAATGGTTCAAATACAACTATTTAGCCATAGACACTATTAGAAAAGACTTTGAAGAATACATAATTCCACGCAAATTTAGAAATATATTTATTTCCAGAGAAAGATATAATCAAAGATATCTTGAGAAAATAGACGAATTAAGATCAAAACAAAGATACTATAAAGATGAAAAGCAGTTAGAAGACTTCTTTAAATCTGAAGGATATGAAATTGTCTACGCTGAAGACTATGGACTAATAGATCAAATTAAGTTATTTAGCGAAGCAAAGACAATAGCAAGCGTTTCTGGAGCAGGATTATTTAATCTACTCTGGAGCAACCAAAATACAAAGGTAATAGAAATAATGACTAACCCTTTGTATAGATACCACTTTAAAGAGTTTGGAGAGCATGTTGGAGTAAATTACATTCAAGTAGACTCCAGGAATGACTCTTTCCAAAATATGATAGCCAAATTGAAGGGGCAGATATGAATAACTCACCAATAGACTTAGCCATGATAGAACAAGCCAGGGCTGAGAATAGAATCCACATATTCAATAATCCATTTCCTAATTTACCATCATGGGATACAATCCTGGATGTAATAGCGAAATATGTTGAGGAAGACACAAAAAACTATCCAGACAACTCCTACTTAGATAGAGATAATCTTGATAGCGAATACCTAAGTTTTAAACTAAAATGTAGATTTTGGTCAAGACTTGCTTTCCAACTTAATGATCCACAAGATCCTTTTATGACAATAATTCCTGAATTAGCACCAGTTACAGAATTTGGAAAATCTCTGTATGGTGACGAGTACACAAATAACTTTGGTCTTGTAACATTTATGAAGAATAGAGGCGTTGTAGGAAAGAACCATCATGACCTGGTAGATCAGTTCCAGTGGGTAGTCAAAGGTGAAATGATTTGGCGTACAGGAAATAATCTTGAAAATGAATACCATGTCAAAGAAGGCGACTTCTTGTTTATTCCTAAATATTTAGTACATGAGATTGAGACTTTTAAGGCTCCTCGTGCCTGCATCAACTTGGCAATAAGGAACTAAATGTTTAACGCAATTACAAAAGACAATTTTATTTCAAAAGAAGACTGTCAGTATTTAATTGATATTGCAATTGCATCAGACTTGTGGGAAGGTGCTGGTCATGAATTTTGGAATAATCGTATAATTAATTATCATAATATATTTCAATACGATAAAAAAGCGGCAGAAATAATGTTAGATGCCAATATTAGATGCAGTAATGTAATTAAGAATAACTATGCAATTCCAGAAATATATTCTGATACCTTGCAAATTTGCAGATGGTTTCCAGGAATGGAACAACCTCCTCATTGTGACGATATGACGGATACAAATGTCGTAGGTTTAGAGCATAGAGAGTTTGGGTCAATCATATATCTAAATGAAGGCTACGAAGGTGGTCAGACATACTATCCAAACTATAACATCAGCATTACTCCACAGGCTGGAAAACTGGCAGTACATCCAGGAGATCCAGACCACCTGCATGGAGTAACCAAGATAGAAGGCGGAATGCGTTACACCATTGCCTCTTTTTGGACTTTAGATAAAAATAAAAGCCATAAATGGCAATAAGGAGCATAACATATGAACATTGAGCAGTACGCAGGCTTAATAGTATCTGCAATCACAATAGCAGTAGCATTCGTAGGAGCCGTAAGGTTTCTTGTAAAGCATTATTTATCTGAACTTCGCCCAAATGGCGGATCAAGCATAAAAGACCAGGTAAATAGACTTGAGGCAAGAGTAGATGAGATATTTATTCTACTTGTTGAATCCAGCAAGCCAAAGACAAGAAAGAAATCAAATGACTAAATCACAAAATGGATGGCCTGCGTCTAAGGATGAAAAAGAAATAGATATAAAGGTCTTTAAAGTCAAAGGCACTGACAGAAAAATGAGACTACAGAAAGACGCTGGAGTAATCTTGACTGCCTTTGCTGCTGAATTTCACGCTCAGGTAGAGCCTATTGATGAGGGAGTGTTTGACGATTGGGCATACGCCTATAGAGATGTTAGAGGTAGTGATTCTGTTTTGAGCAATCACTCATCAGGTACAGCCATAGATTTGAATGCAACCAAACACCCTCTTGGAATGCAGAATACATTTACCAAGCAGCAGGCTGTAATAATTAGAGAATTATGTAAAAAATACAATCTTCGTTGGGGCGGAGACTATGCAAAACGCAAAGACGAAATGCATTTTGAGATAGTTGAAACACCTGACGAGGTTAAGGCAAGAATAAAAGAAATGAAGTTAAAGAAGGAGAACAAAGATGGCGAAGGCCAAAATAGTTAAATCCAACAAAGATAAGGCAATAGCAATGGCTCAATCATGGGCCAGAGCATCCCTTGCTTCAGTTGTAGCCCTATACATGAGCGGAATCACTGACTGGAAGGTATTGAGCAATGCATTTTTAGCAGGCTTGCTTGGACCTTTAGCAAAGGCTCTTGATCCAAAGGCAACAGAGTTTGGAAAAGGAAGCAAGTAACTGGTACAATTAGATATTAAGATCACAACGCTACACACATCCAAAGGGAATTTTGAGCGATTCAGATCTTAAAGGTGGCCCTGGAAGCGATTCTGGGGCCATTTAAACTTAATATGGATATAGAGGGACAGCCAAGGCCTGAAAGTGTCTATAAACAGCCTTAGAAGGCGTTTAAAGGGCATCTGACAGGAATACTCATGGGGCAATTCATGGGGCTAACCAAGGAGATAACCTATTTTAAACAAAAATACATTTATAGCAGGATTATTTATAATAATATCAGTTTTATTATTACAGTTATCCAGCCCACAACCAGCAGTTCCAGTAGTTTATAAAGACAGGCCACCTTTGATGCAGGTATCTGCAAAGCAGGTAGCCAAGGAATTGCTAAATAAAGAACAATATTCATGCTTTACCAAGTTGATAGGAAAAGAGTCAGCCTGGAATCCTAAAGCAGAGAATCCAAGATCCACAGCCAGTGGCATAGGGCAACTCCTAAATAGCACTTACAGCAGTTTAGGAATGAAAAAATCTAATGCAGGAGTAAGCCAACTTGTTGCTACCCTGTCATATATTTCCAGAAGACATTCGCATCCATGCGGAGCCTGGAAACATTTTCAAGAAAAAGGATGGTACTAATGGAAGAAAATACAGAAGTAGAGTATTTTGAATACTATGAGCAAGATGAAGAAGGTACCTTAACGCTTGTTCAAAAGGTTGAAAAATCATTGTTTGACATAGCCTGATTGGTTATGCTACAATTAAAACAGTTGATTACCTCCTAAGTGTCAACACTAAAATGTCAGTTCACATGCTGACTGCCTCCAGGTTTACAGGTAGTTACTCCTGATTCACTACCTCTCTCGCCTGGAGGCACTTTTTTTATCCTAATTTGACAATAGAAAACTCTATCTGCTATACTGAGACTAATGCGCTACAGACTTTAAGGTTGTGTCTGTACCAGGAGCACAGAAATGTGTTAAGAGTAATATCTGTCCTGGAGAAGCAATTGATTAACTATTAAATAATAGTGGTCAGGTTGTTTTTCTCAGCACAGAATTCCTCTTAAAGATAATATCTTATATATTAAAGATATCTTTATATATAGAATATTAGAATATTAAAGTATATTTAATATATACTAAACTACTAATTCGGGAGAAGAGTTTATTATGTTAGTTAAGATGGAAAACAAGTATAAAAATACTTGTGATTATTGTAATAGAGCAATTTTTACTGGAGACACAATTCTTTGGAATCCAGATACTATGAAATCAACACACTTGCCAGAAATGTGTGAATGGCTTGGAATTAGAGCCAAAATGCCAAAGCGTCGTAAGGCTAAATCATGACAGCAAAATCTAAACTACACTTGTTAAAAAACAAATGGCCAAACGAATGCTATAAATGTTATAAGGTTATTGAACCAGGCGAATATGTTTATTGGCATCATGAAACAAAAAAGGTAAGGCATCAGGATCAATCTGTATGCCACTATAAGCCTGTTGAAAAGGTAAATCTTCTTGAAGTACCCTTCAAACTTTTGGAAATAATGGTTCATACACATTCTCCAAAGAGATGGCAATTTGAATCAGTTGGAATTCCATATCCACCACCACAAGGCTGGAAAAAAGCGGTAAAGAAAGAATACGAAAAAAGACTTGAAATGAAAGCAATTGGATTAGATGTGGTGATTGACCATGTTTAAATATATCATTGGTGGTTGTGCATTAGGCATAATCATAGGAAATTTAGTTATAGGTCTTGGTGCTGCTTATGCCCTTTATCTTTGGACAGGAAACAAATGAAAGAAATAGGTCTTGTATCCAGATTCTGGAAACATAATAATCCAGCAGATTTAAATAACATGAGTGATGAACAAGTGTTACAATTAGTAGATGAATATCTTGAAGGCTACATTAAAAGATTTGAGAAAAGGAATCCAGGCAAGCCTCTTCCTAATCTTGAAAAGACTATTGCAGAAATTAGAAATAAAAGAACCAATGTCTCCAAGAAGCCAAAGATATCAGGCAGAAGAAGTTATGACTGAAAGAATTCCAAGGAGATATTTCTTTAAAGCAATTATGGAGGAAAAAGATATGAGCAGTGGAAAACTAAAAAGACACGATGGCTTTAACCCTATTCAGATAAAAGATGGACAAGTAGTTCGTGTAAACAAAAACGGCACCGTAAGAAGTATTCTTGGCACAATCAGGGATATGAAAAAGAATAAGGATGAGAAAAAATGAACACATGGGCTTTTGTAGATGGAGACATAGTTCTATCATCTGATAATGAAGAAGATATGAAAATGGCTAATGAATGGATTATTGGCTTAACACAAGCAATACGAGCACAAGTTATGGAGGAAGTAAATGGGAGGACCAACGATGGACCAGAACAACTTGAATTACCAGAAGTCCCTTGCTGATGATTTATTGGCAGTAAAGATTGCACTTATCAATGCGATTGAACAATTAGACTTTATTATTGATGGGGCAGAATGCGATTGCGAAGACGGCTGTTGTAAATAATGCATTACATGAATGATGCTGGATATGAAGTTCCAGATAATCACATACTTGTAGTTCCACACTCTTTACAAATTGAAGAGCATGGTTATTACAAGGAAGTCATTCTGCCATTAGCAGGAGAACCTAAAAGAGATTGGTTCAATGAACATTTTTATTACTGCCTGCCAATTAACATAGGAAATCAATATGGCTTTGTTATCAAGTCGTTAATAGACTTTGATGCAGTTTGGCATGGTGGAGTTAATGATCCACATATTACAATTATTGACGGAAGCAATGAGCATAAGCAGACTGTCAAAGGTGGATTTGGAAGCGGTATTATTACAATTCAAAATAGATTTGCTTTAAAGACTCCTCCAGGAATTAATCTCATGACAATACAACCACCAAACATGTTTATACCTTCATGTATTGCTATGACTGGTGTTATTGAAACAGATCAAATTAGACGAGACTTTACATTTAATTTAAAAATGACAGTTCCTAACTATAAAATAGAAGTTCGTAAAGGTGATCCACTTGGAGCCTTTATTCCTGTACCTCGTAATTTTGTAGAGAAGTTTAAAGTAGTTCCAGCAGTAGATGTATTTCCTGCTGAGATAGTTCAAAATGATGTACAAGAGTCTGCAGTTCTGAGCACTGAAAGACAGACGGTAGATTTAGAAAGGCCTCATCAGTCTGGCAGAAGATATTTTAGCGGTACTCACACAGATGGAACTAAATATCCTGATCATCAGAGAAGAGTTATAGGACCTAAATGATGGACTTGCGGGGCTGGTTTAAAAATCAACTTAATCTTATTGAGATAGAAGTATACTCTTATTGCAATAGGAAATGTTGGTTCTGCCCTAATTCTCATATCAATAGAATATCTACAAATACTTTAATGCCAGAAGAAATGTATCTATCAATCATAGATCAATTGGCAGAAATAGACTATGACAAAGAAATTACTTATAGTAGATATAATGAGCCACTTGCTTATAAAGAAATAATCCTAAAGCGTATATCTCAGGCAAGGAAAAAACTTCCTAAAGCCAAATTAAGAACCAATACAAATGGCGACTATGTTACTTTAGATTATATTTATGAGTTGCGTGATGCAGGATTGAATGAATTATTTATTCAGCAGTACCTTGCAAATAATGAACTATATAATCATGCCAAGATGAAAAAGCGTATGCAACAAAAGATAAAGATGCTTGGCGTAGATTACTTGGTTATTTCTGATATAGACAATAATAGAATTGAGTACGACCTAATTGTAGAAGGCATAATCGTACATCTAAGAGCAAGAAACTTTGCTGTAGAAGGAACTGCCAGGACCAAAAAAGTTGCGGGATTTAATGAAGAATATGTAAGAACAAAAGCATGTGTACAACCATTTAAGAACATGTATATAGACTACAATGGCTCTGTAATGGTCTGTTGCAATACAAGATCAGATGTTCCTGAACATAAGAGTGGAATCATGGCTCATGTAAATGATGCTCCATTGTGGGAAATCTACAGAAATGAGAAATATAAGCCTTGGAGAGATCATCTTGAAAATGATGGACCCAAGTCTGGAATCTGCAAAGGATGTAAAATAGATTTGAAGGTTGGTGAGTTTTAATGCGTTTCCATGTTATAGGGCTTCCTCATACACAAGTAACTAAAGCATTCAGTTCTTGCGCTTATACGGAGAAGACCTTAGAGTTTTGCAACATGATGACTTCTCTTGGTCATGAGGTATTTCTATATGGTTCTGGTCCAGGCACAGATGCAAATGTGACAGACTACATTCAATGCTTGCCAGAAGAAGATAGATTAGATGCAGTTGGAGATAAGCACTACACATCTGCTTCATTTGATAATACTCTTCCGCATTGGCAGATATTTAATCGTAATGCTATTCAGACTATAGCAAGACATATTCAACAAAAAGACTTTATCTGTATTATTGGCGGAACTGCTCAAAAGCCAATTGCTGATGCATTCCCAGATCATATATCAGTAGAATACGGAATTGGATATTCAGGTACATTTTCTAAATACAAAGTCTTTGAATCAAATACTTGGAGAGCAGCAGTATCTGCACAACATAGAAATGCTTCACAAATAGATATTAATTTCTATGACACTGTAATTAATGGATATTACAATATTGAGAACTTCCCACCAAATTTTGATGTAGATCCAAATTTCCAAGATTATTATTTGTATATGGGTAGAATGACTCAACGCAAAGGCGTAGATATAGCCAGCCAAGCCTGTGAAGCAGCAGGAGTTAAATTGATCATGGCAGGATCTGGTGACTACATTCCACCTTATGGACAATACATAGGTGAGGTCAAAGCAGACGATAGGGCAAAGTTATTTTCTGGAGCAATTGCTACCTTTACTCCTACAATTTATCAGGAGCCTTTCTGTAATGTACATATCCAAAGCCTTGCTTGTGGAGTACCTGTAATTTCTACAGACCATGGGATTTTTACTGAGACTATTGTAAATGGATTTAATGGCTATAGATGTAATACCCTATCAGATTTTGTGCGGGCAGTTGAAAAGGTAAAGACCTTAGACCCAAGAGCAATAGCAGTAGACGCCTATAGTAAATATTCTACAGATGTTATTAAATATAAATATGATGCGTATTTTAAGAGATTATTAACCTTGTTTGGCAAAGGCTGGTATGAGTTATCCTCAGACAATTCTCAGGAAATTGTTATCAAATCGTTACCTAAATAAGGCCCTTTATTTGACTATTATATGAATTCAATGATATACTTGTAGTATGCAGTTGAGAAACTGTAAGAATGAGAGAGAACAAAAAGGAGAAATAAATGAATAATCCAAATGCGATTATATGCGTGTTCTGTTCACAGATAGTGGCAGACAAGATGGACTATACCAGGACTATGTTCTGTGTAGATTGTAATGAATATAAAGGCCTCACCACAGTTAAGGAATTTCTGGAGGTGTATGCATAATGTTAAGTAATAAAGATAAAGCAATTCAGTGGGGCATACAAGATGTATTCACTGTTAAGAGATTCAAGGATAGATTAGTAAATAAATCAAATGGCTGTATTGAATTTGATGGCCATTTTTGGGATAAAAGAAAACTGTATCGTGGATTTACTGTTTATAAAACAAAAGGAATTCATGGAGAATCAGGACACCTAATGGTAAAGGCTCATAGATTTGCTTATGCCCTTTATTATGGATTTGATAAATTGCCAATTGCTGGTAAGTTTTCTGCTGACTCAAAGATTATTAATCATATCTGCCATAACAAGTCATGTGTAAATCCAAAACATTTAAATGTACTCACAAGTCGTGAGAATCTATCAAAAGAGAATCAGAAAACAAAATGACAAAGACATGTAATAAATGCAACCAAGACAAGCCAATAGATCAATTCTACAAACAAAGCAAAAGGAATATAGAATTGATTGGCAATCTTCTACATGGTGTTGATTATTATTGCAAAGAATGTCGCAAGGAATCACATAAGAAAAGTGTTCACAACAATAAGAAATCATGTACAATAGAAGGATGTGTCAGGCCACATTATGCAAAAGGCATATGCAATGCACACTATGAAAGAGCAAGACGAGACAAGAAAAGGGGCAAGCCTCCAAGAGGTTGGAGCAGATACTAATGAGTACAATTAATTTAACAACAAGCAAGATAACAGACTTTGAAAAAAGATATATGAAGATGTTCTTAGAGGATGGTTGGGCTGTTCTTCCAAGCAGAGATGCATCAGACTGGTCCAATGCCACAAGAGAGCAGTTTGAGTTTGTATGTGAGGTAAGAGAGAGATTGGCTAAGTTCTATGAACTATACAGCACTCCAATTGACTTCCCAGATGAGAACCAGGAGAAGTGATGAAGTGGATAAAAGAGTTTGCATCAACTGTAATATTTCGTATCCGCTTCAGGAAAAATACTTTGCTCATGCTCATGGCTCAACTACAAGGTACCTTACCAAGTGTAGAGAATGCATCAAAGAATACCAAGAAGAATACAGAATCCAAAAACAAGAAGAACAAGAAGTAGGCAATAAAATGTACGAGATAAAAGAGATACCAGTAGAAGTACAAAAGCGTAATCTATTAAAGGCATTTAACTACATACATTTGCAAGCGTTTGGAGATCAGATGGAATCAAATATCTATTGGTGCAAGACAGATAACAAAGTGCAATTAGATATTCAGGAATGTCCTGACTGTCAGAAGTCTATGGAAAAGATTGGCTTCATTGAGACAAACGAGGGAAGCAAATGACAATCTTGTGGATGTTCTTAACAGCAGCAGTAGCATTAGTTTATGCAAGAAGTATTCTTATCTGGACATTCGTAGCATATCTTGTTGGGCCATGGGCATTACTAATAGTATTTCTTGGAGTAAAGAAGGGTGCATGGGAAAGAAGAACGAATGCACTAAAAGCATTTAAAGAAGAAATAGAAAAGGTTAATACGCCAGAAGAGTACAAAGACTTTGATACAGTTGATGACTTAATGAAACAATTAGATAATAAATAGGGGTAGCAATGGAATGTCAATTATGTCAACGCCATGCAAAGGATGATAAGTATCTTTGCAGAAGGTGTGAGGAAACATTAAGAGATCAACTCTCTGACATTCCTACCCTGCAACAAGAAGCAAAAGGATTCCTGGTTCCAGGCAGAACTGGGTCAGGATCTCGTAACTCTGAAAGATCAATAGGCTTTAATGTAGCAGCAATGGATTACTCTACAGCAGTAGACACTCTACCTATGCTACATAAATATGAGGCCACGATTCGTAGAGCGAGAAATCTAACGCCACCAGCCCTGCTTAAGAGAGAGCCAAGTATTGAGGCAGAGGTTGCTGCAACAGCCCAGTTCCACATTACTCATTTAGGCTGGACCTTACAGCAGGATTGGATTGGTGAATTTGCGAGGGAAGTTAAAGTAATACATGCCAAAGGACTATCAGTAACAAAAGCCTTTATAGAAACAAGTAGAAGAATCCCATGTCCTACTGATGGCTGTAAGAATAGGGTAGCAATAGACATAGAGAATATCTTGTCTGATGTATTCTGCCTCAAATGTAAGGGTTCTTGGACATTATATAGACTGCTACAGTTGGCTATGGATAATCCAGAGAAAAGGTTCTACCTTGATCTTGAGGCTATCTGTCTATGGCTAAATATCACAAAAAGAGAAGCCCTTAAAATAATAGACACGCATGGCGTACCTAAACGCAATGGACTCTATGACCTGTCTACTATGGTGAAAGTGAGGAATAGAGTTGCAGTTTCTTAATGTTTGTGGTAAGATAGGAGAGCCTGTAATTCGCACACCCAAAATCAGGGCGGAATCTAAAGAGTACCAATCAATCCTAATAAAGGAATCACATGTATAGTATGCATCTAATAGTAGGAGCATCTCAAGTCCATTTAGAAACAGATGAGAAATTATCATTTGATGGTGTTGAGACATTATTAAATAGAGGCACACTAACTGCCCTAACATTAATGAATGCCCATATGGGTGCTGCCCTCAAGTATGATCAAGCAATTGAACAGGACCATGATTGTGATGAATGTAAGATAGAGGCATCTGACATTGATACAGATTTAGAATAATAATAAATAATAATAATGAAAAGGTTTAATAGCCCTTGCCTATACTGTGGAGTAATATCAAGAGGATCTGTATGCAGGCAGTGCAAGGTAGCAATAGAAGCAAAGGATCCAAAAAGGCGAGAACGCAACAAAGCATATGATCACGAATGGAATAAACTAAGTAGACTTGCAAGACAAATACAACCATGGTGTTCAAGATGCGGAACAAATAAAGACCTGACGGCAGATCATATACTTAGTCTGGCAAATGGTGGAAGTAATATCTTAGAAAATATCATGATTCTTT